ACGGAGACAGCCGTTGAGACTGCTTTCAATACTGGAATCACAGCCACAGAAGCATTGACAGACGCAGAAAGCCCTGCAGATTGGGCTGCTTTCGTGTGGAACGCAAGTCAGACAATCCTTGAGGACTCAAGCCACTTGCCAACTCACTTGTTCGTAAATCCTTCGTACTGGGCGGCTCTCGGCCAATTGACGGACGATTCGGGCAGGCCTCTTTTCCCACAGCTTGCGCCAATGAACGCTTTCGGAAATGTCACACCGGGCAACCTCAACGGAACCGCTTTCGGTCTTTCCGTTGTTGTTCTCCCATACCTGTCCGCAGGTTTCGTGGCAGTAGGAAACGCTATGGGCTTCGAGGTGTTCGAACAAGCCAAGGGTGCAATTTCCGTGGAAGCAAGTGACGGTTCACTGAGCCGTTATATCAAGTTCCGTGGTTACCTTGCCTCGCTGATGATTGACGAAAACATGTTCGTCAAGCGCACCGTCTAATAACTCGGTAGTTAGGAAGGGGTCTGTATGTCTGTTAGTCAAATTGTTTACGCCGCGCGCGTCAATAACTACGCAGCCGTACAGACCCTGACCCTCTCCGAAGTGGCAGTAGGTGACACCGTTGTCATCGCTGGAGTGACCGACACAACCTTCAACGGCACCGTGACGGTCTTCTCCATTGAGCAATACGAACTTGTCGCAGTTGATGAGTACGGCGTGCTTGTCTTCGACTATGAAGTCTCAAAGCCCAATCAAATCATCTATGCCGATACAGGCGCAGACGTGGAATACGACACCGCCACTGGCACTGTCACCTACACAGTCTCCCCGGCATGGACGACTTCAGCGTTGGTTCTTAGTTTCTTAGGCATCGACGTGGCGACTGCTAATGACACGGCCTACATCGCCAAGTGTGTTTCTGCTTCCAACTTTTGGTGCTTTAACAAGCGCCGTGAAGGTGGCTACACCGATTCACCAACCGTTGTTCCTAACGCCTCCGTGGAAATGGCTGCGACACTTTACGCCGCACAGATTTACCGCGAGCGTGGCACCAGTGGCGATGCTTACGCAGGTTTTGACGGCATGGGCAATCTTGCTCTCCCTGTAAACCTTGCTCGCATTATGCAACTGCTTGGATGTGGAAGGGCGCAAGTCGCATGAGCATGGGCGGCGGACCCGGACCCGGACCTGGACCTGGACCTTCACCATCTGTGGACATTCTTCTTACAGCCGTAAACGCTTGCAAGACAGAACTAACCACACTCGGTCTTGTTCCTGTTACTGATCCTCGCAACGCTCGCCCTCAGTCGGTACTTATCGAACTTCCAACCGTTGATGTGTTTACATACAACGTGGGCAACATCACTCTTCGTCTTCGTGTCCTTGCACCACCGCCCTCTAACCAAGACGCAGGCGATTACCTGATGAAAATCGCAGATCAGATAATGAACTCACCTATCGCGGTTACGGACTTGCGTCCTGGCCTCGTATCCGTAGGGGGGCAAGACTTGCCTTCTTATGACTTAACCGTTGCCGTAGCCGTACGGCGCAACTAACCAAAAGGAGCCAAAATGGCTACGTCCACATTTTTATCAAACGCGACAATCAACTTGACGCAAGGTGCTACTACCACCGATTTGTCGGATCAGGCAAATGCTGTGACCGTCACTGTGGGTCAAACTGCACTTTCTGCCACCGCCTTCGGAGACACTGGGGAGCGCATGGTCGGCGGTTTACAGACCGTGGAAGTCTCGATGACTTTGTTTCTTAGCTATGGCGCAACCGAAGTTGAAGCAGTTCTTGCATCCGCTGTCGGTCAGGGCAACACCATCTTGACCATCTCGCCATCAGGCACCACAGAGTCAGCCACAAACCCTGAGTACATCATCACTAACTGCATGTTGGAATCCTTCACCCCAATTAACTCAACCGTGGGCGAACTAGCCACCGTTGAGGTCACCTTCACAGGTGGCACATGGGTTCGTGACGTAACCGCACCGTAAACCGTAAACCTTCAGGAGAAACAAATGAAAATCACACTTGCAGTCGAACAGACTGACGGCCTCACCTATGAGGTCACCACCAACTTGTTTTCTATTGTGGCACTGGAGCGCAAGTTTAAGATTCGCGCTTCTGACCTTGCCTCTGGTGTCGCTATGGAACATTTAGCGTTCCTTGCGTTTGAAGGTGCAAAGCAAAACAGCATCACCGTTCCAGCAATCTTTGATGATTACATAAAGAAACTGGTTTCGGTTGAGGTTGTTGGTGAGGAAGACACAAACCCTACCGAGGGGGCAGTTACCTCCGTACCATCTGCGAGTTAGCAGTTGAGACGGGTTTCTGTCCTCATGAAATCCCATTCGATATACAAGAGCTTCACACCATGTTGGATGTGCTGAAAAAAAGAGCAAAGGAGGCAAACCGTGGCAAGTAGAACTGTAAACACAGAACTGACTGTCCTCGGCGCCAAAGAGGCTCTCCGTGAGTTAAACAAGATAGACAAAGTTGCACGCCGTCAGGTAACCAAAGATTACGCAGGCATCGTGGAAACCGTCATCGTTCAGGCGCGTCAGCTCACACCGTCTCAGCCTCCACTTTCGGGCATGAAGCATCGTTGGAACCCTGGCAATCGTGGCGACGTGTTCCCGTATGACGACGCAAAGTCTGACCGTAGTATCAAGCCGTTCGTGTCAGGTAAACGCCCACGCCAGTACGGCGCCTACACCTCTGACCTTGCCGTGTTTGGTATCCGTTGGGGTTCCTCTGCAGCTCTCGTGTCTGAAATGTCAGGTCGTGGCCCTGTCCCTACCGAAAAAGGTAAGCAAATGGTCGCAGCGTTGAACCGCCGTTACGGAGACCCGGGGCGTTTCTTGTGGAAGGCATACCTGCAACATAAAGACGAAGTAGAACGCCGTGTTGACTTGTTGATTCGTGAAGTTATGCGCCGAGTTCAGAAGGGCATCTAATGGCTATTCGTATTCCAATTGTTACCGAGTTCAACGGCAAGGGCATCCAAAAGGCGATTAAGCAATTTAAGGAACTGGAGACCAACGGCGAGAAGGCCCAGTTTGCTTTGAAGAAGGCTGCGATTCCTGCAGCGGCTGCGCTGGCTGCTGTTGGTGCTGCTTTGTTTGACGCTACTAAGGGCGCTATCGAGGATGCTGCAGCGCAGGATCTGTTGGCTAACAATTTGCGCCGTACTACTAAAGCGACTGATGCACAGATTGCTGCCAATGAAGATTGGATCAGCACGCAAGGTCAGTTGCTCGGTATTACGGACACAGAGTTGCGTCCTGTGCTCTCAAAGTTTGCGAAGGCTACTGGCTCAGTCACTAAGGCTCAGAAGCTAGCCACGCAGGCAATGGACATTGCTGCAGCAACTGGTAAGCCTCTTGCAACGGTCACTGACGCTTTGGCTCGTGCGTACGGGGGCAACATGACAGCCCTCGGCAGGTTGGCACCTGAGTATCGCAACATGATTAAGGATGGCGCTTCTTTTGACAAGGTCATGTCTGAGATTGCTAAGACAACTGGCGGTGCAGCTACTGACGCTGCGAACACTTCCGCTGGGCAGTTTAAGCGGTTAGGTGTAGCCCTTGACGAAACTAAAGAATCTATCGGCGCTGCTTTGTTGCCTGCTCTTGAGAAGGCGTTGCCTTACTTGATGAAGTTTGGCGACTGGGCACAAAAGAACCCGAAGTTGATTCTTGCGGTAGCTGCAGCGATGACTGTTTTTGCGGGCACGATTATGGCTGTAAACCTTGCGATGAGTTTGAACCCTGTCAGTTTGATTGTTCTAGGAATTATTGCGCTCGGTGCTGCAGTTGTTTACGCGTACAAAAAATTTGATGGTTTTCGTGAAGTAGTTGACAACGTCTTCGGCGCTATCAAATGGTGGATTACTGAAGTAAGTATCCCTTTGTTTGAGACGCTGATGGACACCGTAAAAACAATTTTCAACGGTATTGCTACCTTGTGGAATAACAGCATTGGCAAAATTGAAATCAAAATTCCTGACATTAAAGGTTTGCCGGGTCGTGGTAAAACTTTCGGTGTCCCTGAGATTCCGATGTTGGCAGATGGTGGCATCGTCAAGGCATCGGCTGGAGGCACATTGGCGTTAATTGGCGAAGGCGGACAAGACGAAGCTGTTATTCCGCTAAATCGTATGGGTTCTATGGGTGGCGGTGTAAACATCACGATTCAAACTGGCGTGGGTGACCCTGTTGCGATTGGGCGTGAAGTTAAGCGCGTCATGGATGCTTACAGCCGTAGGGCTTCCTAATGCCGTTTCCTACCCCTAAGGTTGAGATTGCGTTTGATGACGGCCCTTATGTGGTGTCGCCAACGTGGACTGATGTCACCAGTTATGTGCGTGAGATGTCGATTGACCGTGGGCGGTCGGATGATTGGGGAACCTTTGATGGTTCTGCTTCGGTTGTGTTGTCAAACCTTGACCGCCGTTTTGATCCGTTCAACACTGCTGGGCCGTACTACGGCAAGTTGTTGCCTCGCCGTCAGATTCGTTTGAGCGGTGTCACAACCTTCGGCACTTTTAATGTCTTCCGTGGTTTCGTTGATGGATGGCCACCTGTGTGGACGGACGCAGGCAAGGACTCCACCGTGACCCTGTCGTGCATGGACGCTTTGGGGTTACTTGCCTCTGAGACGCTCCCTGCGGACTGGAGCCGTGGCTACATCCTGAGCACAGCCCCACGGCACTACTACCCGTGCGACGACCCGATTGGGCCGTTTACCGCTAATCAAACTTTGAAGGATTACGGCAGTGTCCCTCTTGATATGGCGACTACAGCTGCTGCGTCTAGCGGTTCCCAGTTGGCTGTGGGGTTGGTTAATAGTTCTGTTACGGGCACAGCCTCTGACGCTGCTAACTCTGCACTGGGCGCTGTAAACAACAGTCCGGGCAGTTTTTCGGTTTCCTGTTGGGCTATCCCTGATTCATCGGGCAGTAGTTCACAGTTTTTGTACGGCAGTACTTACAATCATGTTTGGTACATCAACTT